AGCCATTGGCAAAGGGTGATACACTTGTCAGCTTACTAAATGAAATATTAAGTGAAATAGTCGCTATGAATCACGCAACACCAGCTGGCCCATCAAGTCCACCATTAAACGCAGCAAAGTTTACTGCAATACAAGGTAAGTTGGATACAATACTTAGTAAGAAAAATTTCGTAGACTAATGAGTTGGGGTATATTCAAGTCAAACATGAAAAGGTATATGGCTAATCCTATTGGAGTGGCCACGCTCCAAGCTTTTGCAAAAAAACTAACTACTGAATATGATTTGTGCATGAGAAGGGGTATTCAAGGAATAAACCTGTGTACAATACAAAAAGGCAACAAAGATATAATGGAGACTTTAGTAATTCTTGCATTGACTAAATGTTTTGCTATTCAAAAACCTCCTAAACCATTACCACTATCGCCCATACTAAAAGAATTAGGACCTGCAGTAAAAGCATATTGGACAGGTGCAACCATGAATCCATTTCCAACACCACCAATACCAGCACCTGGTGCAATTCAAAATCTTCTTGTAACACAAAACATTTGTATAAATCCTGGCACCTGGATTGCACAATTTGAATTACCACCAGTAGAATCACAAAACTTTTTTATCAATGCATTTGTATTAGTTGCACAAATACACCTATTAACATTAAAAGGAATGATTTATACTACATCACTTTATCCATCAGCACCATCCCCAATACCAGGGCCTGGTGTGATATCTTGGAGTATGTATGTGATACCTGGTGGAAGATTAGGAGGTAGTAATGATGATAGTGATGATGATGATGATGATACAATTGCTACATCTGATTGGCAAACATTAGCTTTTGCACCACCAAACTCCGCACCAAAGAAATTTTCACCAAACTCAGTATATAATACGGGTGATGTTATTGAATCAGCTGGTAAGTTTTATATAGCACAAAATCCTGAAAAAAATGGATTAAGGTGTTGGAATATCCCATTCTAAGACTAAAATATTATAATTGTATATTTATATTAAACAAGAAAACTATTATGAATTCTAAAAAATTAATAAAAGTAATTAAGACAATAGTTGAAGCCGAGGTTGCCAAAAAACAAGAAACCTTTCTTAGAAAGACTTTTCCTAAAATATTAGAGGAAGAAGTCAATAAGAGATTGGGTGAAGTTAAAAAATCGGAATCATCTAGCGTTGACCCTTTTTCTTTAGCCGAGGCAGTTTTAGAAAAGGATAGAGAAGTAACACAAGTAGAAGAAAAAAAAGTGTTTACAAAAAACCCAATACTGAATGAAGTATTAAATCAAACCGCAAACCAACCACAAACTAACCCAATGGATAAAACTTTAACTTTTGGAACACACAATGTTCAATCAGCACAAGGTCAACCACCTGTTGGAGTAAGTGGTGTTGAATCATTTAGACAAGAAATGGCGTCTAAAATGGGAATGGGTCATGTTCAAAGTAAACCACAAAAAACTGGATTGGGAGTCCAAACAGGATTACCTGGTTTAGATAAAATATTAAATAGAGATAATTCTCAATTAGTTAAAGCTATGATGGGAAAAAAGGTAGAATCGTAAAATGGCGTATGAGTTAAATAAAAAGATTGTAATTGATACTGAAGAGTTTAACAACTATGCAGTAGGTATTACATTACCAATACAAAGAGGTAGTGATGGATACTTTGCTCAATCTTTTAAAACATTTGACCAAGTTCGTTCTAACTTAAAAAATTTATTACTTACCAAAAAAGGTGAAAGAATATTACAACCTGAATTTGGAAGTGGGTTACATGATTTGTTATTCAATCCTGCTACTGAGAAATTTGAAGAGGATTTGGAAAGCACTATTAACGATGCAGTAACTAAATGGTTACCCTATGTTATTGTAGAAGATATTAATATTGATATTAGTAAAGAAATGACTGATAACAATCAAGCTAAAGTATCTTTAAAATTTAAACAAGAGGGAGACCAAACATTAGATACACTAACATTTTTGGTAGAGGAATAATATGGCACTAAATAATCAAATAAAAAGTTTTAAGGATAAGGGTAAAGATATTAAATACCTAAACAAAGATTTTGTTGATTTCAGAACCAACTTAATTGAATTCGCTAAAACTTATTTTCCAACAACATACAATGACTTTAATGAATCATCACCAGGTATGATGTTTATTGAGATGGCATCTTATGTTGGAGATGTTTTAGGATATTATATAGATGATACTTTAAGAGAATCATTATTAACTACTGCACAAGATAGAGAAAATATATTTGAATTATCTAAGATGATGGGTTATAGACCCAAAGTAACTTCACCTGCAACTACAAAAGCAAGTGTGTTTCAATTAGTACCATCGAGAAGAGTAACAAATCCAATATCATCTGGTGATTTAGCATTTGAACCTGATACTGATTACTATCTTAGAATAAAAGAAGGGATGGAATTAGATGCAGATGGAGTTAGTTTTAGAACTACAGAACTATTAGACTTTGCAGATGCATCTGATAGAGAGACTACTGTATTTGAAAGAGATAGTGATACAAATAATCCAAGATTTTATTTAGTAAAAAAATTTGTTGATGTAATTTCTGCAGAAGAAAAAAGAGTTGAAATTACATTTAGTAGTACCCAAGAAGAATATACAAGAATTGACATACCAGATTCAAATGTAATTAGTATATACGATGTGAGAGATGGTAATAATAATAAATATTACGAAGTACCTTACTTGGGTCAAGAAATGGTTTATGTAGAATATTCAAATTCAGAAGGTCAAGATAAAGATTTATCTCAGTTTAAAGATACTGTACCATCAATACTAAAACTAATTAAAACACCAAGAAGATTTAAAGTGGTCACAAATCCTAACGGAACAACTACTATTCAGTTTGGTAGTGGAGATGGTGGTAAAAATGATGAATTATTAATACCTACATTTAAAAATGTTGGATTAGGATTAACAAATTCTATAGATAAATTAGGAGCATCCTTTGACCCATCTAACTTCTTAATGACAAAATCATATGGACAATCTCCAAAAAATACTACAATGACTGTAAAGTATTTAGTCGGTGGGGGTGTAGAGTCAAATGTAAGACAAAACAAAATACAAAGAATTACTAAAGTAGAATTTGATGAAGATTTATCGGCTTTTGATGGTGGGGCAAGAAACCTATATTCTACTGTAAAAAATTCATTAGCAGTTGATAATGACCAACCAGCTACTGGTGGTAGAGGCGCTGAAACATTAGAAGAGATAAGAGAAAATGCTATATCAAACTTTGGTTCACAAAACAGAGCAGTAACATCAAGAGATTATCAAGTTAGAACACTTTCAATGCCAACTAAGTTTGGTAATGTAACTAAAGCTTTTTGTGTAGCAGATGGTAAGTTAGATGATAACGCACCTGGTTCTATTTTAGCTTCACCAACTGCATTAAATGAATTTTCTAAATTAGTCCAAGATTTAATAGTTGATAGGAAATTTACTGATAAACAAATTAAACAACAAGTTTCTAAATTTTTATCAAATAAAAAATCAAATGTAAAAGAAAAAAATAACCCATTTGCAGTAAACCTATATGTGTTAGGATATGATACAAATAAAAGACTTACATCTTTAAACAAAGCAGTCAAAGAAAATCTTAAAACATATCTTAACGAATTTAGAATGTTAACTGATGGTGTAAATCTTTTAGATGGATTTGTAATCAATATAGGATTAGACTTTGAAATTAGAGTTTATAGAGATTACAATAAAAGAGAAGTGTTAACAAACTGCATAACGGCAATAAAAGATTATTTTGAAATTGATAAGTGGACTTTCAATATGCCAATTAATATTGGTGAGGTTGAAATGTTGATAGGAAATATAGAAGGAGTACAATCCGTAGTAAAAACAGAGTTTAAAAACTTATGTGGAGGTACTTCAGGTTATTCACCAAATGCATATGATGTCAAAGCAGCAACGAAGAGTAAACAAATTTATCCTTCGTTAGACCCATCTGTATTTGAAGTAAAATATCCTGATAGGGATATAAGGGGGAGAGTTGTATAATGTATTATTTTTTAACTGCATCAAAAGATGCTACCATATTTGAACAACAACCAACTCAGAATACTGGGTTAGATGAGGTATTAGAAGTATCTAAAGTTTACTATGGTGCTTTAAAAGATACTGCAAGAACATTAATTAAGTTCGATACAAACTCACTACCTACAAAACTAAGTAGTGGTGATGTGACAATGAGTATCGCTGAATTAGTTTTAAGAGAAACAGAAACAAATGAAATTCCTCTTTCATATTCATTAGAGATAAATCCTATATCACAAAGTTGGGAGATGGGAAATGGAACTCGATTTGATGATATCTCAGTTGAAGGTTGTACTTGGAATTATAGAGTGTCTGGTTCTAATTGGTTACCAACAAATGTTCCTAATAGTGGTAGTGCAACTAGTTCGTTTGATGGAAAGGGTGGTATGTGGTACACTGCATCTCAATCTACTCGTTCTTATGATTATGAATCATCTGATTTGATTGTTGATGTATCATCATCACTTTCATTTTGGTTAGATGATGGATATTCAAACGAAGGATTTATTATCAAACATGAATCACAAAAAGAAAATAATGATATTGATTATGGCCAACTAAAATTCTTTAGTAAAGAAACTCATACAATATATCAACCAAAAATTAGAATTGGTTGGGATGATAGTAGATACGAAACTGGCTCATTACAAGCATTACCAGAAGAATACAAAATATCACTTAAAAGATTGAAAAAATCATATAGAGCTGGTGGGAGATATGATATAGAAGTATTCGCAAGAGAGTTGTATCCACAAAAAACTTTTCAAAACACATTTGGATACTCCACAGGCAGCTTACTTCCAACATCATCTTTCTACCAAATAAGAGACAACGAAAGTAATGATATTATTATTCCTTTTAGTGATTATTCTAAATTAAGTACTTATGGAAACAAAAGTAGAATTAGTTTAGACTTGTCAAATTTTGAAGTAAATAGAAGTTATAAGGTAGAGTTAAAGGTAGAACTAACAGGTTCATCTGAATACTTTGATGATGATTATATATTTGAAGTAACTGAATAATGGCATTAGAAAAAGAATTACGAATACAAGAACTAAGCACAAGTGGTTCTAAAGGTATAAAATCTATTGACCCATATGGGAGGCACAATTATTTTGCCGAACAAATGAAGGAGGTAAATGGTTCTATGGATGGTGAAGTTAGCGGTAAACTTCGTAGACCAAAGTATGATGAGGACCAATTATTATTAGCAGTTGATACTACTGTAGATGAGTTAATTGGTGAAAAACCAAAAGATTTACCTGATGTAATATTACGAAGTGAATATGATAGTATATTAGGACAATTAAACGCATGTCTTGCAAGAGAGGCAGATTTAAGGAGACAACTAGCTGATGCACAATCCAAAATATCAGAACTCCAAGCTGAAATAGATGGACTCAAAGTTAGACTTGATTCATCTGAATTAAGAATTGCAGTAGCAGAAAACTCAGCAGAAGCAGCCGCTGACAAATTTGCACAGACATCTATTGACTTACAACAAGCAATTCAAAAATCAGTTGCGGAAGCAATAGAAAGAGTTTCACTTGAAGCACAAGTAGAAGGACTAACCGCACAAAAAGAAGCTTTGGTACAAGCATATTCTAAATTAGAAGAACAATTCCAAGGTAAGTCTAATGAGATAGCACAAGGAGCAGATTCCTCAGCTGGTGGTAGTTCATCAGGTGCATTTACTGCAAGGGTTGCAACGATAACTGGAGTAGGAGGAGAGCACAAAGATTTAGATTATATAACAACTCATAATTCAGCTCGAGCTGGAAAATTCAAATCATTTAATGGACCAGGTGTTGTTCTTTTAAATACAAGTGAAGAGCCCATAACATTTACATTTACTTCAAGTGATAGATGGTTAAAGGCACCAGCAGGAACAACAATTGAATCAGGGGCTACAAAAACAGTTGATTTTAAACCTGATATGGGTGTTATGGCAGGATTGAAACCAAAAAGTGGTAAAGCAAGACATTACCATGCACAAGTAACAATAAAGGGTGGTGGTGAAACGGTAACATTTGCAGCACACATAAGAAAAAATAGAAAAGGTAGTGTATAATGGCTATAAAAGATTTTAAAGACATATTACAAAAAGAAGCCAAAAGGGTTGATATCAAAGATAGAAAAATCTTTGAAAGAGGAAGAATGCCAGCTTTCTTTGGAAGAGGTTCAACTGACACTATAGAATTTGTTCTTTATGATAATGGAAATAATCAATTACCACAAGGTGAAAATGGTAAATTAGTAAGATACATAAACATATCTGAAGTAGATAATATTAGAAATTACTTATTAATAGCAAGAGGTGCCGTTTCAAACAAAGCACCAGAATATTTTGTAGATGTAGAAAAACTAATAAATGAAGCCGGATATAAAAATGGATTATTCAGAACACAAATTACACTTTTAAATAAAAGGATTGGGAGTGAACACGAAGGAAATAAACTTTGGATACATGAAATATCTCCTTCAAGAACAGAAATTAGAGTGTTACCAATCAAATCTTCAGAAAGAAGAATAAGAAAAGATTTAAGAGATAGATATAAAATATTTTTACAAAATGGTGAATTTAAAGATGATGTTCTAAATAGATTAGATGGATTTATTGATTCTATATCTGCAGATAAAGTTGTAAAGAAAATATTTGCTTTATATGGACAAGACTTTATTGACCAAGTTAAAAGAGAATTTAAGATTCAAGATTTTGACAAATTTATTACTGATGTAACAATTAAAGTTAAAGAAGCAGTAGGATATTATATTAGTAATAGAGAATATAGAATCGACAATGCAAATTATGGTAAACCACTAATGGATGATTTACAAGCACCCAAAGGCGATAGAAAAAGAAGAAATAAAAGAGGAAGAAAAAGAAAAACAAACTCTCAAAGATTAGATATAAAAACTTTAGTAAATAAAACTAATGAAATAATTTGTGATACTTTAAGAAAACTATTACCAAAAAGAAATTTACAAGTTGATAATATACCAACTTTAAAAAAGTTAGAATCAAAAGATAAAATCAATACTATTATTCAAAAATTTGGTACATCTAAAAAAATAGACACTAAGTTTACACAAACAGTTAAAGTAGTAAAACCAATAAAGATTGCTCCAAAAACAGTTACGATTGGAGCATCACCAAGGGTTAAAGAAAACCCACCACCACCTAAACCAGTAAAAGTAGTAAAACCTACTAAAAGATATTACTTTTATCATGTAAGAAGTGTTGGTCCAATTGGAAGAGGAATTGGAGCTATTCCACATACTCATGTAAAATATAAAAACATGGAAGGTGAAGAGGTGATGTTTAATATACCAATTGGAAAATCTACTACAGTGTGTGCCGAAGAAGGTACTGTAAAAACTATATTGGCTAAAGCGACAGTTACTAAAAAAGCTCTTTGTGCAGAAGATACACCTGTACCAGTATTTACATTTCCAAAGCCAAAAATAGAAAAACCAGTTATCAAGCCTGTGGAATTACCACCAATATTTAATCCATTTGACTCAGATGGTAAAATAAAATTTCCTATTCCACCTTTAGGTGATGATATTGCTGAACAAATAAGAAAGAATATTGAAAAAACTTTTCCACCAATAAAGTTTAATTTTCCATTTAATAATTTGGGTAAATTAACTCCACCAAGGATACCAGTTAGACCAAATGTTCCACCTGCAGTTATTAATAGACCGGTAATTGATTTCAATAAATTATCAAAAATAAAATTAGGTGGTAGTGCTGGTCCAAGAGTACCAGTTCCTGCAAGGAGTGGTGGAGGTGGATTTGCACCAGTTGGTCAATTAGGTGGATTTGGTTCAGGCCAAATACAAAATAGGTTTACACCAGGTAACACATTTACAGGTTATAGAAGAGGGGGGTATTAGTCATGGGAAGAAGGAGAAGAACTACAAGTAGAACAAGGAGGCCAAGAGTTACATCAGCTGCCCAAAGAAAAAGAGCTAGAAGTACCTCAGTAACAGCTACAAGAGGTGGTAGAAGAAGAAGAACACCTACAACTACAAGAAGAACTATTGCAAGGATAAAAACACCTATTTCTCGTAAAGCTCCGATTGCTCCAAAAGCTATAACAAGAACCACACGAGCAAAAATAAATTCGAGTGTAAAAAAAACTATACTAAATGTTCCAAAAACACCAATACCAAGGGGTAGAGGTACTGTACCACCACCAAGGCCAAAGACTAAACCTGTAGTAAGAACGACTATAGGAAATAGAAGAAGAGGTAGGTCAACTGTAGTTAAGAGAGTAATTCCTAAACCAGTAACTCCTCCAGTTAAAAGAAATAAAAGAGATAGAGGGTTTACAAGGGCAACAAATCCAAAACCAGCTTCATATGGAGCTCCATTTAATACTCCAAGAACAAGTCCAGTATCCGTAAGAGCTAGTGGTGTTGGGATACAACCAAGAGGAGTAGATGATGCAGTAGAATACTTGGCTTCAATGCGAGAACGAGGTACAAGGATGGGTGAACAAATCCAAATTGGTAGACAAAGAGCCCAATCTGGTCCATTATTAGGTAATGAAGTAGCTGGAGGATTTAGAGGAGCTAATGTACCGCAATCTTTCATAACACAATCACTTGCAGAAAGAGCAGTAGAGCGAGACCAATACACTCGTGGTGGTAATGACTTTAACATAAGAGATAGAGATTTAGTATTAGCTGGTCAAGATAGAGATATACCATTAGGTAATCGATATGGAGATAACTTAGAAAAAATTATAAACCCACCAACACCTATTCCATCCCCTACTGTACCATCTAATCCAAAAGATGTAGTAGTTAGTGGAACTACATTTTTAAATGGAAAATCAATTAGTGGTGTAATTCTAAAAGAAAATGGAAACACCGATGGAACTCGGTCACCTGCTTCGAGAAGATACAACATAAAATCTTTGTTAGGTGCTGGTAGAACTTTTACTGCGGAACATAACAAGTATAAGAGTGATGAATATTATACACTTAAAGCAGTAGTAAAGACTGAAACTATAGAAAATAAAGTACCAATCCCACCAGATGACTTTATTGAACCAAGTTTTATACGAGCTGGACTAAGACCATTCGAAAATAATAGATTTAGTATTGGTCCTGGTAGAGAGTTTGGTTTTGATTATCAAGGTGATGCCGGTAGAATTCAAAGAGAAGCTATGCAAATGGCGAATCGAGCTACGATACAAAACCGAGCTTACCAACCGAAATTCAGAACTATAGTAAGAACTGTAGAAAAAACTGTAATTGAATGGAAATACTATAAAGGTGGTAAACTTATAAATTCATCAGCGGCCGCACCTCAACAACAATATAATGCAAGGTTTAACTTTACTGAGGTAATTGTACCTAATGATGATGTAAAGGACACACCAAATGATGATGTTACTCCAACAGACCCAACTAAGCCAGACCCAAAACCAAGGCCGAAACCTGAACTATTAATATTATCTTCAAATGACTCATTTGATAATGTAAGTAGCTTTTATGCAGCCACAGTAAATGGTACTGATGTAGCACAAATAGGTGGAGATACATTTAAATCAAAGGATGTATTTCAAATTACACTACAAGCTAAGCAACCAAGTAAATACAAAATAACAGGATTTAAAGTTTTAAGAGGAAGAGTTACTGATGATGAAAATTCTAAAGGTTTCCTACCTTATGGTGTTCAAGAACTTAACATTACAATAGACCAACCAACTACTATTATAATAGATTTTGAAAAAGTAGTACCTGTTGTAGTACCAACTGTCACACTTAGTGGTACATCATTTAAATATAACCTAGCAAATCCAACACAAATACCTCTTGGATACGATTCTGATAATGCAGATACAATAACATTTAGACTTAACAAAACAACTCTAAGTGAAACCGTTGAATCTGGTGTTTTCAACATCAGTAATAGAATGTTCAATAGTGGTGTCGGACAATACAAAGGATATGTTGTACCATCAAACTCATCATATGGACAAGGTACACCAAAATACTTTGTAATAACTGTAATCAACGAGGTTGCAGTTTCAACACCAGATATTGTAAACATAAATTATCCGGAGCAATTAAGAGGAGCTGATTTTAAAGGTCTTGATGTAGACTTTAATGTATCATATCAATCAATTAATACTAACTTTGTAAAAATATATTTAAATGATACAAGTATACCATATGGACAGTTTTCACCGAATCAAAGTGTAGGATTTAATGTTTTAAAAGTAGCAAGAAAACTTGGTGCAAAAGTAAAAGAGGACGCTGATACATTAACATTTAACATACTATTGCAACCTCACAATACTTCAACATCTAAAGAAGTCAAAGGAAAGTTAGAATCAATAACAATTAATTTCAGTAAATCTGATATAGAACTACCGAGAGGTACTACTATTGATAAATTATGTAATGCTTTTGATTTTAATACAACATTATTTGATGATGATACATCAAAGTATTTGACACACTTAATACATTTGGGTGAAGGTAAAAATAAACTTATAGCTAATTGGGAAACGGATGATATTACATTTAGAAACTTTAAATTTGATGATTTAAGACAAAAACTTACACCTGAATATGCTAAAGGTGGTTTCAATTCATTAGTACTTAAAATGTATGAGCCACTTGGTAAAGAGGTAGAACCAAATCAAGAATTATTTATTTCAAAAGTAATAACACAACCAATAATTGATGAAATATCAATTGTAGATGATTCTGAAGAATATTGTGTACCACTTAAAGGACCAAACTTTAATGTAAACGAATGTGGTTCACCAGCTGATACTGGATTTGAATTAATTGATGAATTAGTAGCAAGTGGTTCACAATCATCAGCTAAACTAATTGATACATTTGTTTCATCTTCTGGTATTGATACCAAAAAATTAGATATACAATATGTATCTTCTTCATTTGATTTTATAGAAACAGAGTATGGATATACAGTGGATGGTACAGTAAATGAAGAATATAGATTTGATAACTTTATACACTTTGGTTCAGCTGAAGAAAAAGCAAGAAACTTTTTCTATAAGGTTTCTTTATTAGAAACATACAAAAATGGTATAGCAACAATAGAAAGTGGTAGTGGTTCATCAACTGGTTCATTATCTTTACTTAGAGAAAAGGAATCACTTCAAAAGAAAATAAATGATGTAAAAGCTAATTTTGATGGATACGAACACTTTTTATCAGATTCTACATCATCCTTAGCATTTCCTAAAGAATCAGATGGATATTCACTTCAATCAACTGGTAGTACAGATTCAGTAGCTTGGTATAACACTTTATTAGTATCATCATCTGCATATGATAAAGATAATGTTGATTATTTAGCAAACAACATTCCTCAGTATATTAAAAATGATGATGAACAAACCGATTTCATATTATTTTTAGATATGATTGGTTCACACTTCGATATATTGTGGTC